TCGACAATCCTTTAAATGCTGTTCTTTTAGGAGAAGGAAAATCTAAAGATTGTGATATTAACTGGACACGTGCTGTAGCTACTCCTGATGGATGGACTTTTGTTATTCCCAACACTACCAATACTACTTCTTATGGTTATCTTTATAATGATAAAATTACTCCTATTAACGAAGCAGCCACTAATTTCAAAAAGTTATTTAACCTGGCAGAACAAGGTATTTATTTAAATGAAAAAGTAGATAATTTTAAATTTAAAAATTATGTAGCTAAGCAACCTATAATAGATAATAGAATTATTTTAAGTGGTAATCGTTTATTTTTTCTTGAACCTTTAGAATCCACCGCTATCGCATCCTATTTACATTGGGCACGTTCTACATGGGACTGGATCATAGAGAAAAAAATAACTCCTGAAGTTATTACTAATCAATTTCATAACTATGTAAATCAAATACAAAACTTTATTATGTGGCATTATAGCTATGGTTCTAAATATAATACGCCTTTCTGGAAAGCTGCTAAAAAACTTAAAATTAAGGATCCATTATTTAATAAAATTCTAAATGAGGCTAAATTGTCTCCAATGATTGAATTGCTCGACAGTAATGTAACTAATGCACCTGACATATACGGTCAATGGCATAAATGGAATTTTAAATGTTGGTACAATGGAATGACAAAGTGATAAAAATGAAAAAGAAACAAAAAAAAGCAAGAAAAGTAAAGACTCAAAAAGAATTGGATAAGATATCCTGTGGAAGTCCAAAATCATTTCCACAACAATTAAATAGAGAAGAACTTTTTAAATGTCCTGTATGGTTTGCTGATGAACCTGCATTTGTAGATGATTTAAATAGAGCCTCAGATAAATATATTGAAGTAGCTAAAAAGAATTTAAAAAAAGATATAGATAAAAGAAATAAAAAATTTGGAGATAAAGGAGATATGGGTAACGTATTTCATTCAACTACTTTAATAGGAGATCCTAATTTTTTAGAACTTACAAATTATATAGGGGCAACCGCAAATAATTTATTATTAGAAATGGGTTTTGACTTAACTAATTATCAAGTATTTATTACAGAAATGTGGGTACAAGAATTTGCTAAAAAAGGAGGAGGTCATCATACATTACACACACATTGGAATGGTCATATATCCGGTTTTTATTTTTTAAAATGCAGTGAAAAAACATCACGACCTTTATTTGAAGACCCTAGAGCAGGGAATATAATGAATCTTTTACCCGAAAAAGATAAAACAAAAGTAACTTATGCTAGTCATCAAATTAATTATGAAGTAAAACCAGGAAGAATGATTTTTTTCCCCTCTTACATGCCTCATCAATATATAGTAGATATGGGCTATGAACCATTTAGGTTTATTCATTGGAACTGTCAAGCTATACCGAAAGGAGTATTAAATGTCGTTCAAAAAAAATAAATATACAGTGTTAAAAGGAGCTATTAATAGAGAAATGGCTGATTTTTGTTTTGCTTATTTCTTAAATAAAAGAAAGGCAGCAAGATTTTTATTTGATCAAAAATATATATCACCTTTTACCGATTACTGGGGTGTATGGAATGATCAACAAGTCCCTAATACTTATTCTCATTACGCAGATTTAGTTATGGAAACTTTATTACAAAAAGTTCAACCTGTTATGGAAAAACATACCTCACTTAAATTAAGTCCTACATATTCCTATGCAAGAATTTATAAAAAAGGAGATGTGCTTGCTAGACATAAAGATAGATATTCTTGTGAAATATCTACTACTTTAAATCTAGGAGGAGATGATTGGCCAATTTATCTTGATCCTACAACTAAGACAGGTCAAGCAGGTATTAAAGTAGATTTAAAACCAGGAGATATGCTTATATACTCTGGCTGTGAACTTGAACACTGGAGAGAAGAATTTACTGGTAAAGACTGTGGACAAGTATTTTTACATTATAATAAAAAAGGTTCTAAAGTAGCTAAAGAAAATGAATTTGATAAACGTCCATTTCTAGGACTTCCTGCGTGGTATAAAGGCTTTACTTTACCTAAAAAATAGCATAAAATTAATTCTGTGTGGGAGGTACACCACCAATCACCTATCTCCCATGCACTTTAAGCAATCTATACAAGTCAATAACTAAATATTATAATGGTTATATGCTTAGAAAAGTAAATTTCATTCCTGGCTATAATAAACAACTAACCCCTTCTGGAGTTGAAGGAGGATGGATAGGTGGGGACTATGCCAGATTCAGATACGGTTTACCGGAAAAGATAGGGGGATGGGAAGAGAGTCAAACAAACACACTTCCCGGCGCTGGTCGTAAAATCTTTTCTTGGTTTGACACACAAGGAAATAGATGGACCGCGGTAGGCACTAATAAAATTTTAGCTGTATGGTTTGAGGGAGAATTTCATGACATTACCCCTTTAGATAGTTCTTTAGAGCAATCTGGAGTTACTATTACTACTAGCAATAATTCTGATGATGCTACTCTCAATTTTTCAAGCACTACAAATTTAGAAGATGGTATGGTTATTATGTTAGATAATGTAACGATGCCAGGCTCAGGTACCAGTATTACAGCTGCTGCTTTAGAAGATAAAAAATTTGAAGTATTAACTACTCCCACAGGTACAACTGTTACTATTAAATTGCCTTCTACCGAAACTGGAGCAGGTATTACAGCTGGTGGATCAATGACGGTTAAACCTTATTATCGAATAGGAAGTTCTACTCAAACTTATGGCTATGGGTGGGGAACAAGCTCCTGGGGTAATGGAGGATGGGGTGATGCTTCAACATCAACACAAGTAATTTTACAACCCGGACAATGGCAATTAGATAATTTTGGTTCTTTATTATTAGCAACTATAAGAGGCGGTAAAACTTTTCAATGGGATCCAGAAAATGTTGACGTTCCTACTGCTGTTGCTACACGAGCCACGGTGGTAACTAACGCACCTACTGCATCAGAAACTATGATTGTATCAGAAAAAGATAGACATGTTATTTTATTTGGAACTGAAACAACTATAGGAACTGCAACTACTCAAGATAAAATGTTTATAAGATTTTCTGATCAAGAAGATAGAAATGATTGGGTTCCTACATCTACCAACACGGCTGGAACGATGAGATTATCTTCAGGTTCAGAAATAAGAGCAGCTATTCAAGGACGAGACTTTGTATTTGTTTTAACTGATAAAGCTGCTTATGTAATGCAGTTCGTAGGACCCCCTTTTACTTTCTCTGTCAGACAAGTAGGTACTAACTGTGGAGTCATAGGCCATAATGCAGTTGCGTTTGCTGATGGTAAAGTATTTTGGATGGGGGATGCCGGTGGTTTCTTTATGTTTGATGGTACTGTTAAAAATTTAACATGTAATGTAGAAGATTATGTATTTCAAGATATTAATTATACTTCAGGTCAAGTTGTTGCAGCAGGTGTAAATAACTTGTTTAGTGAAATTACTTGGTTTTATCCTACTGAAAGTAGCTCAGTAATAGATAGATATGTTTCATTTAATTTTACTGAAAGTGGCTCAGTTCCAGGAGGAGTATGGACTACAGGAAGTTTAGCCAGAACCGGATGGGTAGACTCTGATGTTCAGCCTAAACCGTATGCTATAGAATATTTATCTGCTACTCATACCTCTGATACCCCATTAATTTATGGAAACACAGAAGGAATAACAAAAATGTATAAACACGAAACAGGAAATAATGCAGTCACTGCTACAGGTACTTCTACTGCTATTGCAGCCTATATACAATCAGGCGATTTTGATTTAGATGTAGATGGAGATGGAGAATATATAATGAAAATTAGAAGATTTATTCCTGATTTTAAAACTTTAACTGGTACTGCTAAAATTTCAATGAATCTTAAAGATTATCCAGCAGATAGTGAAACAGCTTCGGGATTAAGTCCCGTCTCTATTACTTCTGCTACTACTAAAGTAGACTTAAGAGCTAGAGCAAGATTAATTAATTTAAAAGTAGAGAATGATGGGAAGAATGAGACTTGGAGATTTGGAACTTTTAGAGCAGATATACAACCAGACGG